ATGGAGGGTGTTCGGATGCCTTATACCAAAACACCTGATCTTCTAACTTGTTGGAACTAACGTTGTTGCAAATGACTAGACCTTCATAGTTCTCTGTACACTGATCCATGAAATCACAGAACATTTCAAACGTTGGAAACATACCTGCGTAATTCTCGTAAATTCTACGACGATTCCCTAGGATATTCTCACGAAGAATGAATACGAAATCTACGTTGGTTCTCAAGTTAGGTGTAATACCTAGAGGATACTGCATGGTGATAATGGTCATCATATCGAGGTGACGACCATTCATGAACACAAATCGAGTTGATTCTTCATTGATCCACTCTTTTGCAGCATACAAACAGTCATCTAAAATCATGAACGCACGAGGATCAAAAACTTGACCACTTGCTTTGGATTTCAAAAATCTCTGTTTTGCTGCAAACTGACGCTTAATAAAATTCTGGACTTTCCCTGGTTCATACTTATCATGAATCAATTTTGACGGAACAAATGCCTGAAAGTACTCGTTCACTGCTTCAGTGGGCGAAATCACTAATCCTGCTGGAAAACAACTTTGAACGTTGAACAGCAAATCACGCGCTAAGAAGGACTTGCCGGTGTCCTTCTTGCCAATAATCACGATCATAGGACTTTTTCGTGAATCCATTTCACAACGTTCCTTGATCATGTCCATGTTGAACTTTTTGAGTTGGAAATTCATCTTGTTCTTCCTGTCGTTTATTTTTTAACATTCATCACCGAGACATTTCATAATGGGAAAGGAACTACGAACCACACCAGTCTCTTTAAAACTTCATAGAATTTCCAAACTGGATGGAACACATTGGTCTATGAAGAGTTTACAACCCTTTTTTCCGTGTCTTGAGAAGTTGTTCAAGACTGAAACATTGCCAGGACTTCATGAATATGGAGTTAAGTTAAATACTCCGATTGAATCTATTGTGGACGCTACTCATATTCGAGTTCGTGGACAGACGATTCAAGTTCATCGCAAGACGACCATGATTTTATCACCTTTCAAGACGATGCGAGGAGATTATGGATCCTTTGGTGTTCCTAAACGAACCGACGTAGCAAACGACTTGCAAGAACGAATGCAAAGTGCTCATACCGCAGCGTATGTTGGAGCCATGACATCCTTAGCATTGTCTGAATCAGGATGCCAGCATTTTCCTAAAGTCTATGGAGTCTTTGCAGGTCTCGCAGAATCACATACCATTGATATTTCAGATGACTATGAAGATTTAACTGAAAAGGGTTGGTTTGCAGATAAAATTGGACATACATTTGAATTGAAACTACGAACAGCAGGTCATGATGCAGAATTTAGTCATACTCGTAGAGCACGAACATCACTTGAGATGGGAGATGAAATTGAGTTAGACGGTATTGAAGATGTATCTGCAGATCATATTAGCGACCCAGAATCTGAACGAGAAGTTGAAGCATATGATATGGCTTCCTCTGAATCTCCTGAAATGGAAGACGATGATGACGATGATGAAGATGTCTACGATATTGAATCCTGTGGATGTTCAGATCTATTTGAAGATGAAGAACAGGACGATGAAGACCCTGAATCCTTTGCATGGGCTACATTCAAGGATGTGCCTGTCATGACAACTGTAATGGAAGTCTGTGAAGGAACCTTTTACGATTTGATTAAAAATCACCCTGAACCAGAGAAACATGTTGCATGGGTTTCACAAATTGTGTTTGCATTAGCATTTGCACAGAGGAACTACGGATTCACGCACAATGATTTGCATGGAAACAACGTGATGTATGTTTCAACAACGGATGAGTTTCTCTTCTACAAGCACGGTGGACAAGTTTACAAGGTTCCAACGTTTGGATACCTGATTAAAATCATTGACTTTGATCGTGCGATTGTCTCTTTGCGTCTCACAGGAATGAAGGAACCCAAGTTGTTCATGAGCAGTCAGTTTCAAGAAGATGAAGAGGCAGGTGGACAGTATAACATGGGACCTTTTCACAATGCAGAACGTCCGTATATTAGTGCTTCATCATCATTTGATCTAGTTCGGTTTGCTACGTCAGTCTTCTGGGATATGTTTCCTAAAGGACCGAAGCATGAGACATCTCATCCGTTGTTTGAAATCTTCCTTCAATGGATGAAACAGAGTGATGGAACTTCAGTGATGTTTCGTAAAAAGATGGATAACCATGATCGATACCATGGATTTGATTTGTATAAAGCAATTGTGAGGTATTGTGGAGATTCAGCAGTGCCTAAGAAGGAAATTGGACGCATGATACAGTATCGTGCTACACCGTCTGCTGCTCAGTTAGGAGATGCATTAGTGATTGAACCTTAAAACTCAGGTTTGCCTACAAACATATCTTGTGCAGCACTGGTAACCGTTTCTGCTGCCTCTACAATCGTATCCGTTCCAAGAGAATACAAAACACCTCCTGTAAGAACACCCGATCCTGCGACAATCTTACCTAAATCCGTGTAATCTACAGGTTGAGTCTTTGCACGGCGATCCAATACATACAGCAACGCAGCGACTATCATCACGGCACCTACAATCATTCCAAGTGTTTGGTAGTCAGTCATTTGATTTTTGAATGTGGATTCGTTTGGGGGCATTATACGCATTAAATGTTGAGTTCCATGGTTCCAGAGGGCTTGAGTTCAGGTTCATCGGATTCCTTTTCATCTGCAAACAAATCCAGTTGAATCTCTTCACCTAACGTAACCCTAGGACGCTCCTCTTCCTCTTCATCATCTGTCTCAAACTCAACGGTTTGTGACTCTCCAAATGTAAGATTGGGTTTCGGCGCTTCTACTGGAGCAGGTGTTTGAACCTGAGGTTTTGGTGGTTCAACTGCTGTTCTTGCTTGGAAATACGCCTTACTAATATCCTTCCATGGAATGAAACTGTCAATGACTTCATCAAGACATGCTCCAAGCATTACTTCAATATCACGACGGTTACGTGACTGTTGTTCAGATGTAACATCAATGGTCTTAAATAAATACGCATTGCTCCAAGATTTGCGCGCAGCAGACTTGTAGAGTGCAAACACAAACTTGGGGAGCGATGGGCGATCAAATTCAATGTTCACATGGACTTCATCAGATTGCTGAAGGGAAGCAAATGCACGAATATAACTGACAAATACACCGAGCAATAAGTCATTCATGTACTCACACTTAGACGCCTTCTCAATACGTGACACTTCAGTTTCCAAGGTTTCATCGGACCATTGAGGAACGCGAGTCAACAAGTTTTGAAACGTCTTGAGTGTTTCACTAGGTTGCTTAGAACGAATACAGGCAGTCTTTGCATTATCATAGATGCTCCAAAGACCGTCTGCAATGTGAGGGATCAGTACGCGACTTAGATTTTCGCGAAGGGATTGTTTGACAAAATCAGTGCTCATTTACTTAGACAGAGTGATTAGAGGAATGACAATACGGACGCAGACATGCCAAAGTTTGTGTTAATTTTAATGGTTCGCAATGAAGAACGTATTATCAAGCGATGTATGGAATCTGTTGAAGGATTTGTAGATGCATTTTGCGTTTGCGATACAGGATCTACAGACAAAACTTGTGAGATTGTTACTGAATTTCTTAAGACACACGATGGATGCTTAACGCATGTTCCTTGGCAGAATTTTGGATACAATCGTTCTGAGAGTTTCACTAAAGCACATACATACTTAAAAACAACTGGATGGGATTTGAAAGATACCTATGGACTTTTATTGGATGCGGATATGATGTTTGTACCTGGATCATTGAAGACACATCCACTGACTGACATTGGATACACAATCGTTCAATGTGCAGGAATGTTAGAGTATCCAAATACACGCCTCGTTCGAATGGACTATCCATGGGTATGTCGTGGTGTTACACATGAATACTGGGATGGACTCTCTTCACATCTTCCTAAAAATGTATGTAGAATTGATGATTTCAATGATGGAGGATGTAAGTCGGATAAGTTCACACGAGACATTGACTTGCTTGAAAAAGGACTGTTGGATGAACCCACGAATGTTCGATATATGTTCTATCTTGCACAATCCTATCATAGTGTAGGACGATGGAAGGAGTCACTTAAAATGTATAAAAGGCGAATCGCAGCAGGAGGTTGGTTTGAAGAGATTTGGTATTCACATTACATGATTGCAAAATGTCACAAAGAACTTGGAAACATTCCAAAGTTTGAAGAGTGGATGTTAAGAGCGTATGCGTATCGTCCTCAACGTGCAGAATCTTTATACGAACTTACAAAATACTTTCGTGAACACAGTCAACCCTACAAGGCATATCACTATATGTTGATGGGTCAGAAAATCCCATTATCAACAGATAGTTTGTTTATTGAGACTGAAGTCTATAATGGATTGTTTGATTATGAGGAGTCCATTCTTGATTACTATGTTAAATCCGATCGTTCTGAAGGTGTTGCGTCTTCAGTCAAATACTTATTGAAACTTGGACTTCATCAACCTTGCCTTATGTCGAATTTGAAGTTTTACGTACAACCCATTAAGTCTGAACGTAAACGATTAACCTTTCCTTCGCCCTTTGATGAAACCTTTTCACCTTCTGCTTTGTCGGTCATTTCATATCCAATTGTGAATGTTCGATATGTCAACTATAAGGTTGTGGATGGTAATTTTATTACACCCAATGGAGTCTCTCTTTGCGAAAACGCATGTTTCAATCTAGAAACAGGAACCCTTCTTGCAACGATGGATGAATCC